ATTTTGTCTAATCTCTTCAATTGTTTCAGCACTTCTTCCACCAATTGCGGGAACTTCATTATCTACTGCTAATGAATTTTTACTTTGCTGATATATACCTCTTTGGGGTGCTGTGAATTTTAATAAATCTTCATCATACTCAACTCCTACTATTCTCGTTATATCACCTGTATTAGTATTGCTAGCAACACCCCCACCTACTAAATATTTTACAATAACATCACCCACCGGTGATGTTCCATATGTTTTTGTTTTTAAGAAGTTTGTTGGGTCAAATGATTCTTCCAATCTACTAATAGAGTTTGGTAAGCCCAATCCTACATTTTTAAGATTTGGAATTAATTGCTCATCGGATGCGGATGGGTCACCCGCACCAAATTGGATGGTTGTTGTATTATCATCATTTACTTTAACTACAAATCTTCTTGGAGTTTTTAGTGTTTTTAAAATATAAGGAACAGTATCTCTAAATTGAAACAATTCAGGATCATTTGATAACGTGTTTTTTTCTTCAATGAAAACCATTTCTTGTCCTAGATAAGGAACTTCATAGTATTTATTTTCTTGCGCATCCCTAACATCTACAATTTGAATTATATTCGTCTCAGAAAGTTCTATGGTTCTAAATGGTTCATATGAAACAAAATTTACAGTTTTAGTAATCACATTAGATGATATAGCCTGCACTTGTTTTTTTACTAAATAAAAAGAAGGTTCTCCGGTATTCGAATCTCTTTGATATACAGTTATTTCTCTGTTATCAGCATCTGCAAAGTCAACCATTTCTGTTGTTCTAAATTGAGTTGAGTTACTTTGCGCTTCAACTAGCATTCCTTCCTTTATTCTTAAATAGAACCTTTCATCCGGTCTATTATTTACACCATCACCAATATTTGGCACTAAATGATACAATGATAGTGTGGTTATTGCTGGAGAGGTAACTTTTGGTTTATATCCTAAATATTGAGATAATGCCATAACACTTTTAGAATCTTCTGCATACGGCATTAAAGATTCTTTGAATGTATCATCCACATAGTATGAAAGAACATCACCTATATATGATGCCATTTCTATAAACATCATACCAGGAGATGTTTCATTAAAATCGCTGTAAGTTTTTGGAAAATATGTTTTAGTAAACTCAATCAAATTACTTCTAAATCCTTGAAAATCGGTATTTAGGTATTTGATATCTTTACCTTTATTTTTAAAATTTTTACTTACTGTGTTATTAGTTGCCATTTATTTATATTGTAAAAGTTACCTGATTTAAACTAACAGAATCTCCAATTCTGAAATTAATAGATATATTAACTTGATTTCTATCTTTTAAAAAATCAGTTTGTTCTATATCTATTGTATCAACACTAACATATGGTAACCATTGTGCTAATGTAGATGTTACCACTTCTTCTATTTTATCTGAAAGTTCATCATCATTGAAATCAAAAACCAATTCGTGTAACCCACTACCTAAAAATGGTTGCATTACCCTTTCTTTTCTTTTTGTTAATAGTAAAGATTTTATATTTGTTCTTACTTGTTCAAATGTTTTAAATGATTGATTAAAGGCAGTATTACCTATTTGTAACGGCAAAGTGATACCAATTGGGATATCCTCAAATTGCTTTAAATCGGTTACAGGTTTACTACCTAATATTACAGCCATTATTTCTTATTAAATCTTTTTACTAATTCAGAGTAATCTCTATTCAATGCTTTATCCAATGCTTCGTTTCCGGTTTGAACACCCAATCCCATTGGTTGTGCACCACCACCCATATCACCATAACCCATTTTAGATGCCATTTCTGCTCTTAATCCAGCCAAACCAGCACCTGCTACATTTGGGTTGTTAAACGAAACAGTCTTATCCATAGAACTCATTCGAGTTTCATTTAGTATTTGGTTTAGAACCGCATCCTTTACATATTGAACTTCTTCTACCGGTTTTGTTGAAGTATCTTCACCCAATATGGCTTTAGCCATAGATAATCCAGTACTTTGTTTCTTTGGTTGTTGAGGTTTAACATTTTCTGCTAAAATCCTTTTTACTTCAGCTTTTACACTTTCTTTAATCAAAGTAGGTAATTGTTCCTTTAACTCTTCTTTTATAAGAATTTGTATGGCTTTTAATAATTTACTACTATCCATTGTATTATATTCTTTGTTGTTTATATAAATATTTGATTTGTTTATTTTTGGGATTTATTAATAATTTATTCTATGGTTCTTCAATTGGTGGTGTTGGTGGCGCTGGTGGGGGTATAGTGTATCCTGTCCAAAGAACAATACCCGGTGCAGGTGTTGATAATGGTGGGTATAACGATACAGTGGTAGCCATACCACTAACTGTAGTTAGATGGATTGTTGCATATCTTATGAACTCATCTACTATTAATGCCGTATTATTGGTTGGTGGTATTGCTGCCATTATGCGTAATATAATTTAATTCCAGGTTCATACTTACCCTTATACATAGTTAATAATTGCTTTCTTTGCGCACCGGCTCTTTTACAACTTATGTGAAACCAAATACTATTACCATGTTCAAATATAAATTGATCAAATGGTAAATTGGATTTCACCCATTTTGATGCTTCCAAATATTGCGATGGTGTAAAGCCCGGAAACTGAACATCAATAGCTTCACCCTTTTCGTGTTGAGATACCCCACCTGGAATAGATGGAGTTCCTCTAAATCCTGAGTTTACCCTTGTGTTTGGAAATTGTTTTTTAAGTGGTTCTAATATGTTAATTGCTACATTTTGTAAGTTACATACAATATCATTTTCACTTAAACCACGTTGTGCTTTTATTTTGTGTGCAAATGTAGCCCCTATTGATAAATCTCGTAATCTAAAATTTGGCGATATTTTAGCATCATAATTAAGACCAGAACCGCATTTTATTTGTTCTGTTTTTGATGTATTTGGTTCACCATCAGGTTCAGTTTGTGGCGATTCACTTTCAGGAAATTTTGGATCATCAGGAGGTAGTTGTGATTTTACACTAGCTAATTGAGGCCCGGGTTCGTTATCACCATCGGTCAATATTTCTGCACCCGTATCAGCAGCCACTGCTTTTACACCTTCTAATGTATTATTGTCATCTGGTATTTCTTTTAATAAATCTTCTGTTGAAACTTCCGGTACAGGTGTTTCAACTCCAGGTATTGTGATGGCAGGTGTCCAAGTTCCAGGGGTTGTAACAATATTAGAGGTAACACCAATATTACTTATCGCTCCTGGCGATGGTATAAGTGGAAATGGGAATTCATTTAATATAGCCCCTTGCCAATATGCCAATACACCCTTACCCATTTCACCAACTAAATCATATGGAGCAGTTGTTGTTAATCCTTTTTGTAAGGCCGATTTAAACAGCAGCTCCATTATTTCAGTATTACCCTTCTTAAGAGCAACTTTATTAATAGTATCACCACCTCTTTTCATGCATGCATCATATTCAGTTGCATATAATTTGGCAACAGTATCTATATCCTTTATGGATTCTGGATTATTAGCTTTTGCTAAAATATTATTTTTAAAAATTTCCCAAGACATATGATTTATATTTTAGGAATGTTTGATACTACATTTGTAACTTTTTGTGTGGCTGATGATACCGTTGAAGTTATTCCACCAACTGCTCCCGTTACTCCTGCGGCAATTCCACCTGCTGCTCCCGTTACACCAGATACAATCCCACCTGCTGCCCCAGCTACTCCTGCTGTTATACCACCAACTGCTCCGGCTATTCCTGCGGTTGCTCCAGCTACATTAGGAACTTTTGGTAATTCTATAGTTGGTATAGATGGTATTGGTGGTATTTTTGGTATATTTGGAAGTTTACTTTTCTTAAACTTTTTTATTTTATCTTCTGGTAGTTTTTTTGGTTTAAACTTTTTTAATTTTGGTAATTTTGGAAGTTTAAATCCTTTTATAGCACCGATAGCACCTGTAACTGCACCCACTGCTCCCGCTGCTGCTGCTTTAGCTGCATCAGCTGCTGCTTTAGCTTTATCGGCTGCTTCCTTTGCTGCTGCTTTAGCTTTATCGGCTGCTGCTTGTGCAGCTGCTTTAGCTTTATCAGCTTGTTCTTTAGCTAATGCCTGTGCATTTCCCGCTGCTCCGGACAAATTAGATCCAGCTTGAGTTATCACTTCTTTTGAAACTATATCTGCCATTATGCGGTTTGATTTAATTTACTTAGTATATTATTTAATTTTGATTTTATTGCACCAAAATCAGATAAGTTTTCTGGTCCAACCTTAGTTGGGCCTGATGGTGTTAAGTATTGTTGTAAGGTTATAGCATCTATTAATTCTGATAATATATCCACCAATTGCTGACCCTTAACTATAGGTTCTAATTCTTTACTTCCTAAAAATATAGAGCCGTTTCCAGTAAACATTACAATATCTCTATCATTAGTAACAACATTTATGTTGTCACCCACACTAACATCAATACCCAATTTATTATCTATAGAAAGAGCGCCATCAGAAATAAACCCATAATTTTTCTTAGCATAAAATATCATTTCTGCATTTTTTGCCGATATAATTACTCTTCCTGAATTTATAAGTATTTGGTCTCCAATTAGTTTTGATGGATAATCTCCAAAAGATTGTGGCTTTGTTACGAAATCCGATTTACCATTATCATCGATTGTGCCTGGTTGGAATGGTAATTGGTATTGGTCTGAACCAAATACTATAATACTACCATCTCTATTAATATCTTCCTCTACTGTTTTATTTTGACCTAATTTTCTATTTAATGAACTTTCGTTATTTCGTATTGTTAAAGTTGGAGAAAACTGATTTTTATCATTATTGAATCCTGAAAATCTTATCGATTGTCCGAAACGTGATTCTATCGTAGTATCACCTTCATATAACTTTAATTTATGAATTCCTAATTGTGGATTATAATACTTACCATATGTATTTTGCTCAGATGTATTCGCAGAACCTTTTGCTATCCCAGTAGTTGCTACTTCTTTATAATTTGCAGCTGTATTTTCGTTTTGTTCTTTTGGTACAGCAGTATCACTTATACTTGTTTTTGAATTTGTAAACGATGGATTAAAATCCAGTCCTATTCTTCTATATCCATAAAAGCCAGGTGAAAATTCATATATTTCAACCAATTCATTTTTAATTGGTAAATTTTTGAAACCCTTTTCAATTGGATGTGCAATAGGCAAATCAGCTTCAGCTGTAGTTATATCATCCATTGTTCTATATCTTATAGAACCAATCAATGATGCTTCAATTCCTTTATCCTTTACATATGGATGTTGGTCATCTAATATTATATCATAAACATATGCAGTTTTTTTAGCCTGAGCAGATCCATTTCTACCTGATAATGAATTTGAATTACCAACTCTTCCAGAAAATAATCCCATATTATTTAAGTTTCTTTTTTATTTCTTCCAATTCAACGCCTAATTCATCTATTTTCTCAACCTCATGTTTAGTATCTTCTAAATCATTAAGCAACTGAGCTTTTTCCTCTTCGGTAAGGAATCCATCCTGTCCTTCAGTTTTCTTATCTGCGGTTATGATTTTTTGTGCAATACTTGCAAGTTTAACCAATTGGTCATCGTTCTTAATAGATGAATCTATAAGATCTTTTATGATAGGACCTAGCATTCCAACATCACCCTTATGTTGAATCATCTTTTTTATCTCAGCAATAAGGCCGGATATTCTTTCTTTTTTACTTGTTTGATTATCATAGATATCTTTAAATAACCCGCTTAGATTTTTACCAGGAAATATCTCAAATTCTGTACTCATAGCTTTTTGTATATTAGTTCAAACTATAAATATATAAAAAGAAAAAACCTCACTTTGGATGAGGTTTATGATTTTTTTCTGTAGATTCCTTTCTTTTGTTGTTCTCTTACAGTCTTTCTAGCTATTCTTTTGCGGTTCTTAGCTACCGATTCTTTCTTTGTCATATTAAACTTCCTTTATTTCAATTTTTATTTTAGGTTCATATCCATTTGGAAGGTCTTGCTTAATACCTTCAAATTTTTCTACTTTATCCTTAAGATAATGTAATGAAAATATCTTATCGGTTAAATTCATAATTGTTTGTGATGATGTAAACATCTTATTGGTATCTCTTCTCATATTCAATTGAGAATCAGCATTATAGAACTGCTTTCTCATCAAAGGTGCAATCTGATTCCAATCGGTAACCTTATCTATTGTTTTCTCTGCTGATATTTTTCTTATAGTAGAACTTTTATAATCAATTCCACTAGTATATCCCGCATCACTAAATACATGTCCGTGATTTGTTCTAACAACAGGGTTTTCTATATTTTGTAAAGTAAGATGCGGATTATGTTTTGAAGTTTGCTCAACCGAAATCATATATTTTGGAGATGAAACGAATGTATGTCCTTTTACTCCATTATTACTACCATTTTTACCAACAACAGCTCTAACTGCATCCTTTAATGTTTTTTGTGATAAAACTTCTCTAATCCTAGCACCATCCTTTGATGGCTTACCTTTTTTCTTAACAATCTTCTTTTCTGCCTCATCATGTCCAACCATTAGTGCTGAATTAACCAACCCTATCCCAAACTCATTCATACCCTCACTCCAGTCGGTTGTAATATCATGT